AAAATAATATCATTATCATAATCTAAATCTAATTCTTTTACATATTCATTATTTGATAATCTATAACCAAACTTTTCTAGTTCTCTTAAATCTACATTATCTTTAATTTTTAACATTATTTACCTTCTTTCTGAAATTACTTTTTGCTTTTCCATTTGTAAATGAATATTTTACATTATAACTAGCAGTACACCACTCTAAATTTTCTACATTGTTATTTGTTCTATCACAATCTTTATGATTTATATATAAATAATTATTAGGATTAGGTATAAATGCCTGTGCTACAAGTCTATGCAGTCTTATGTTTTTACTTTTATTATTTTTTGTTAAGTAAACATATACATAACCATTTTTCTTATTTACATAATTATTCAAAATATATTCTCTATTGTAATATTTTGTTCCACTCCACCTTTGTAGTGATTTTACCCTACCAAAATTACTAACTTGATATTTGACTATATATTCAGGTATATCTTTCCATATTTCTACTTGTTCCATTGAAGTTCCTCTACTTGTTTATTTATTGCTTGTAGTTCTTCTGGTGTTATATTACAACTTTCTTCTAATATCAAATTTTTATAATACTTTTTTATGTTTTTTACTGAACCTGTTAAATTACTATAAAAGCTTATAAAAGTGTTTGTTCTTTTTTCTTTATACAAAATACAAGTATTATCATTATTTGTTTGATAAATATAATACCCTAACTTTTCAAACATTTCTTTTGCACTCATATTTATTCTCCTATTCTATATTCCATACTTTCAAATTGTTCTTTTGTTACTATTGATTTAATATTTTCTTCACTTATTGAATGATATATATGTTTATCACTTTCAACATATATTTGTTTAAAATCATTCCCATAGTCATCAGTATCTACTTCTACACCAGTATATGCTCTATGTCCATTTACATAATCTCCTACTTTCATATCTATTTCCTTTCTATATCGCATTTAAAGAACTCTAATGCGTTATCATAAGCTAATGTTTTTGCAAAATCTGCTAAATCTTTTGTTTCTGCATAACTTATTTTTGTTTCATTTAATAACATTAGTAAATGATTTTTATAATTTATTTGATTTTGTTTTAAATCATTTAACATTTCTATTACTTTATCAATTTCAACTAATTCAGTTTTTTCTATTCTTTTTGTGTTTTCTAATATTTTTATTATTCTTTCTACTGTCATAATTTTACCTCTTTAATGATTTTGGAAAGATTTGGTTTAGTCCAAATCTCTCCACTCACTTTCTAAACTTTCAATTTCTTCTTTAATACTTTCAATGATTTCTTCTTTTGTACTATCTTTTCTTATATCAGTAGTACACCAGTAGTCTTCATATTCAAGTGCTTTCTTTTTCATTTCTTCGAAATCTTTGATTTTTAATATCTTTTCAAGTTCTTCCATTCGATATTCTAAATCGTGTTGTTGACTTCTTCTTTCTTCATAATTTGTTGTGAAACATTCTTCGTTCATATTTTTACCTTTTCTTTCTAGTAGTATTCCTTACTACAATTATATAATAACATATATATATTATAATGTAAATACTTTTTTGAATAAAAAAACAACTTTTTTGTAAAGTTGTTTCTTGTGCCAAACTCGTGTCTTGCAAACTCGCACTGATTAGATTCACTAGAAAGATAGGTAGATTAAGACACTTTTAAATTGTTTACCTGTTCTTTCGTTAATGTTGGTATTCCTACACTTTCACACTCATGAATAATACCATCTATAAATATTCCCATTTCGTATGTATCGAATTGAGAACTGCCTTTATATATTCGTATGTGTTTAAATTCAGTACCATTTAAAGTTGATCGTCCTACTTCTTTATAATATTTTACAAACCCACTGATGTCTATATCAGACTTAACTGATATTAACGAACTTTGTCCGTAATCTTCAAGCATTTTTAAATATAAATCTTCTTTACTAAGTTTTAAAGCATTTGCTAACTGAGTTATTAGTTCCCACGCATAAGAGTTCTGAGTTAATGTTCTTTGTTTCTTTTTTTCTTTTATCTCAAATAATTTTTCTTTATCTTGATTAAATAACCAATGAATTATTTGCTCAACATTACCAATCAAATTCTATGTTCCTATTCTCACTTAATGCTTTTTTGATTTTGCTTTCTTTAGAAAGAAGATTCATTGCTCTTTTATGGTTTTCTTTCATACTTTCAATAATATCTTCATCAGAACAAGCTATTTTATATCCTTTAGAACTATGAACTATAAATGTATCACTATTGTGATTTATATAAGCATTATTTACTTGTTCTATTTTTAATCTTAATGTTCTTTCGTTTAATATAATATCATCATTTTTCATTTTTTGCAATAGAGTGGCTTTTGTTTGCCACTCACTGCTTAAATAATCTAATATCATTTTATACACCTATCTTTCTATTAGAAGGGAAGTTCATCACTTTCAAATACTACTTCATCAGGTCGTTCGAATTCTTTTTCTTCTTCTTTTTCTTCTTTCTTACTATCCATAAAATCAAAATGAGTTGCTAGGATATAAGTATTTGTATATTTCTTTCCTTCTTTTTCATATTGACTTGTTTTCAAACTTCCTTCAATTAAAAGTTTTCTTCCTTTTTCCATATACTTGATTAGGAAGTCTGCATTAGCTTCCCAAGCATTTACATTAAAGAAGTGAGTTGTTTGATTTTCTCCACTTCCTTCATTTACTGCTATATTAAATGCTACAAAATGTTTTCCATTTGCTGTTGTTCTTAATTCTAGATCATTGGTAATTCTACCACTTACGATTACTTTATTCATTATTCTTCTCCTTTTATATAAAATTTTAATTTATCATAGCAATGTTTATTATGTGCTATATCTACTGGTGTTGCTATCTCCACTTTTAATTGATTAGTAAGTGGATTCCAGATAACATATTCAGTACCAGTTTTTAATTTTAATACTTCTTCTTTACTTATTTCTTTCATTTTTAACTTCTTTCAATTCTCTTTCATATTGTTTTTTTAAGATAACATAAAGTATTTCAATAGGAATACCTATAATGTCTAAAAATATAGTAATAGGTGTTAAAATTCCTAAACAAATAGTTAAAATTGATTTATCTCTTGGTGTTATTTCTTCAGCAGTACATAGCCAACTATAAGAATCAACTACTTCTAATGAGAAAAACGCATACCACATTTTTTTAGTTAACATATTTATTCTCCTATTCTATATAATCATCATAAATAGTTATTGAATCGCCTTCAACATCACTATCAATTATTAACTGTTGACCGAGTTCTTTTGATAAATTGAATATATCTTTTATATTATTTAATTTTATTGTATATCTATATTTAGTACTTCCCTGTTCTTCATATTTTGTTTCTTGTAATTTATATTTATTTAGTTTTTCAATGTATTGTTTTCTAAATCTACCATTACCATAACTACTATTTACACTAAATATTTCTATTTTCATTTTATTCTCCATTTATCTTATCTATTATTTCACATTGTTTTTCATAAAGCATTTTTAGTGTTGTATATTCACTTAAATAAGATACACTACTACCTATAAAATGTTCTTTAATAAAACCATCATCAAATTCTAAATTTAACTTTTCTATCTTCTTATTTTCTTTTGGTTGATACCATCTTGATAAAACTTGTATTTCTTCTTTTGGTGTATCTTCTATGATTTCTACTTCATCATTTAATTCTAAAAAGCTATATCTATCAGTAAACCAATTATTATCATTTGCATAATCATCTTTCTCATCTCTTAATGTAAAAATTTCATTGTTGTATTTAATTGTTTTAGGTACTTCTTCTCCATTTGCTATCTTATTTAATAAATCAATTACACGAATTTTATTCATTTTACATACTCCCATCTATAACCATAAGCAGTTTTTCTGTTTCCATTACATACTTCACATATATTTCCTGTACTATAACCAAATAATCTATTCAGTTCATTTACACTATTCCAAATTGCTATAATATTACCTTTTTTATCTTTTTGAAATAATTGTTTTTCTTTTATTCTAGGTCTTTTTAATTTTAATCTATATGCTTCTTTTTCATTATAACCATAATCACACCACTCTAAATTATCTAATGAATTATTTAACTTATTGCCATCTTTGTGATTTATACAAGATAAATTATCAGGATTTGGTATAAATGCTTGTGCTAATAACTTGTGTATTGTTCTACTATATACTTTCCCACAATTCATAAGATTTACTATTTTATACCCTTTGTTAGAAACAGAACCTTTTAATATAATTTCTTTTGTTCCTTTAAAAGCATTTGTACTTTTAATTTCTCCATTACGATTTATATAATACCCACAAAAGTCTTTAATAGGTTTCCACTCATCAATTATTTTCATTTATACTCTACCTTCTTTCCTTCCATAAATGCATCTAGATCAATTATTCTACCACTTTTATTATGCGGTAACCATATCTCATAATGATGTTCAGGTATAATACCTGTTAAGTGTTCTACGCCTTTACCATACATTACTTCTTGTTTAAAGCATTTTTCTTTTTTATCTTTTGAATTAGTCGAATAAGTTTTCATATCGAATATAGCTATTTGATTAAATAAGTAATAATACTTTGTAAATAATCTAACGAATTCTTCAAATTCTTGTGTGAAACCTTTTTTTCCTTCTTTTAAATATTCTTCTATTTCTTTGTGTACTAATGTTCCTTTTTGCTTTGAATATTCTAAGATATCTTCTGGAACACTGTTATATTCTCCTGTATCAAGTAATCGAGTGACACTAGGTATTATTTTACCATTTAATTTATAAGTGTGCCATTCCACATTATATTCTACTTGTGGAGTGATATTATCAACACCAGTAAGTATATCTATTGTACCAGCATACTCACTAGTGTTGACTATTTGTTCACTTAATATCATTGTTGTTTTCTTTTAATGATTTCACTTGCTTGTTTTTTAGTTAAGTCTTTAATATCACTAATCTTGTAATAATTTAACATACTGTCAATATCATCAACTAAAGATTTAATTAGTTCTATTTGTTTATCAGTTGCTTTTTCTTCAGTTTGTTTAGCAAATTCTTCAGTATCAGGATCTTTAGTATCATCTATTAAGAATAAACCATTTAAGCAATATTTTCTACAATATGAACTTGCTGTACCTGTGCTTTGTTCTGAACTCATTCCTTTATGGTCGGACATCTCAGCATAAGCAACATTTGTTAATACTGATTCGCTTTCTACATCTTGAAGAATAGCAGTTGATTTCATGAATAAATGTTCTCCTACTAATTCAATTCCATCTTCAATAGTTAATGTTGCTTTATATTTTAATAATAGTGGTTTTACTGCTTCTAGTATATCTTCACAACTTCTATAGTTGTAACCACCAAATTTATTTGTTTGATTTTTTGGAGCTTTTAACTCACTTTGAATATTTAATAATTTTTCTCTTAATTCCATTTTATTTCCTTCTTTCTTATTTCTTTACAAAAAATTCTATTGTTTTTTCTAATTGTAAACTATGTTTTACTTCGTGATAAATTCTTTCATTTAATTCTCTTACTTCACGAATAAGTAAAAGAATAACTGCAGTAAACAAGATGTTTATTAGCAGAAGTGCAATGATCATTTTTCTACCTACCTTCTAGTAATACTTTTTTGTATTACAATTATATTATAACATAACTATATTAAAAGTAAATACTTTTTTAATTATTTTGTAAAATTTTTTCAAAGTCTTTTTGCAAGTCTTGTAGTTCTTCTTCACTCATTGGTGTTGTTTGTATATCTTCATTTAACCAATCAGGTGTTATTACCCTACTAGATGACTTTATAGGACTTTTTTCTTTTATTCCATTAACTAATACCTGTAATAGATATTTAACTGAATAAGCATTATTTTGTTTACTTATAGCAAGTGCTTGTTTAACTTGATCGAGTGAATATTTACTAGCTATCTTTTTAATAATCTCATAATCAGAAGAATTTAACACAGGCTTGAATTGTTGAATCTCGTCTATATATCTCTCTATATTATTATTTATTATTATATCTTTATTATTATCTTTAAAGTTTTCTTTAATACCCCCCTTAAAGTTTTCTTTAATACCTATTAAACTTTTCTTTAATAGGGGTAATGTTAATTTTCTATAAGCAATTTCTTTCGAATTTTCTTTATATACTAATTCACTTTCAATATAACCCTTTTCAATTAAATGATTAACCCAAGTGCTAACACTTATCACTGATACATCATATAATTCACTAAAGTATTTATTACTAGCATAACAATAACCATCTTTATTCATTAAACTTGTAATTTCACTATAAAGTATTTTTTCATTTGCTTTTAATTCTTTGTCATATCTTACATCTGCTGGAAGTATACTCCAGTAGTTTGGTTTATTATCCATTATTGACCCCCATTTAATTTTTTATACATTAAGTATCTGAATCTTGCTTTAGTATTGTTTTTAATAGTTCTATAGCAATAAGAACAAACACCTTTTTCGTTATATGGTGCAATACTTTGAGAGTGACCACATACACAAATAACTTTACTGTCTTCAAATGCTTCTGCTAATTTATCGAACTCATCTTTTCGATATACTTTTTTCTTCTCGATCATATTACATCACCATTAGGAAGAAAGCTAAAAATGCTCCAACACCTAACATATCAATTAGTTGTTCTCCTAAACTATATCCTTCCTTAATATTTTCTTTTACGATAAACTTAATAATTTTCATATTTATCTACCTTCCTTTCTCTATCGTACTTACACTATACCACCATAAAATTTTAAAGTAAATAGTATTTTGAAAAAAATTTACATTTTACATTTTTTGTAAAGTGTGCTATACTCATTATAGATAATTCAAAGGAGGAGTATAATGAAATATAAGTTTGAAAAGACTACTGAAGATAATTACAAGCTAACATATAAAGATAAAGAGTTTACTTTTAAATCTAATGTAAATATTACTAAAGAACTTCAAGGTTTAATAGTTGATGCTAGAAAACAAATGTTATTTGATTTAACTGAAAAAGGAAAATCAGTAAAAGATTTAACTGCTGTAAAGAAAATTAATGGTAAAACTTATTATGATAATTCAAATAAAGCTGCTTATGAACAAATTTATTATGAACAAGTAATGGTAGATTACTTAGATAAAAAGAGTAATGAATTATTTGGAATGAGTATTGAAGAACTTATGAAAGACATCGGACTAGAAACATCAGAAGAAGGAGAAAAGTTCGGAGTTGATTTCATGAATTGTTTAAGTGGTAGAGATTTTCCGAAAGCACAATAGGAAGTAATAAAACAATAATATGTTTTGCATATCCTGAAGATTTAGATAATATATATGATTTCTATTGTGCAAGATATTCAAATATAAGTTTTCAAGAATTTATGAATTTAGGAATAACTGATGTAAGAAGAAAATTAAAGTCTATTCCTGAAAGTGAACCATTATATACGATTATAAAGTCGAGAACCATTAACACTGCTACAATAAAAAACAAAGATGAACGAAAGTATTGGGAAAACTTAAAAAGAATAAATAGAATTCCTGATATATACATATCTAATAAAGAAATAGAAAATGAATTAAAAGAAAGAGTAGGAAATAATGGAAACAAGTTTAAAGAAATTCAAAGAAAAAGTTAAAATAATCAATAAAGATTTTGCACAATATACAAGTGATGAAGAAGTGCAAGTATTCAATACAATAAACTTATTTGAAAGTGTAGATAAATTACAATTAGAAAGTAATGAATATCAATACGCTTTAAGTCAAAAAACAATTACTAAAGGCGATTATAAAATTGAGAAAATTAAAAAAGTAGTTCCAAAGTCTACTATTACAGGTAAAAAAGAAGATACATTAACACTAGTAGAAAAAGAAGTGGATGTAAGAATTATTTATAAAAGAAAGAATAATTTAGGTGTATTTAACTGCTATACTGAAAGTCCAGTATCAGAAGTAATTGCATATAACGAAGAATTATTTAAAAAACTATCTTAGTAGATAGTTTGAAACAAATATAAAAAAGTTTGGGGGATAAAGGTAATAAAGCTATTCAATGATGTGATTGTTAGTAATAGCAATTCTCCTGGAAACTATCACAGAGTTCTATAGGCATATAGAATAAACCTTTATATTTGTTTCAAAGTGTCTATTAAGGCACTCATTTTTATACACCCCTTTCTTATATTTTTTATGAATCAGTAATGATCATGTGCTACTTTAATTAGTAGCATAGAGTAGATATAAACAACAGGAAGAAGTTAGCAAGTGCACAGCGATAACCTCTTTTCTATATGTTATCGTGCAACAATATTTGAGGATATATCTATTCTATGGTGCTAATTAACTTCCTTACATAGCACTAGGGTTGATAGTGGGAACAGGCAAAGTGATATAAAAGAGAAAATGCTGTTGGCGGGTTGGCAAATCACTTAAAGGAGTTATTATGACTTTTAGTATTATTATTGCTAATTATAATAGTGAAGATACAATTAGAAAATGTTTAGATAGCATATTAAATCAAACATTTAAAGATTTTGAAATAATGATAGTAGATGATATGTCAACTGATAATTCAGTAAATATTATTAAAGAATATAAAGATGAAAGAATTAAGTTAATAGAATTAAGACAAAAAGCTTATAATGGTGGAGCAAGAAATATAGGTTTTTATAGCTCTGTTGGAGAATATATATTATTTTTAGATTGTGATGATTGGCTATACTCAAAAGATAGTTTAAAAGCAATAAAAGATGTTATAGATTGGAATAAAGCAGATTTAATAAGATTACCCTATGTAGCACATAAAAACGGCGGAGAAAGTAAAATAATGCTTAAAGAGAGTACATTGGAACAAATGGCACATACAGTATTTGTTGCACCCTGGACTAAAGCAATAAAAAGAGATAAATTTGTTGATTTTCCTGAAAATACTTTATTAGAAGATGTAGTACAACATATAGAACAAATAGATAATATATCAAGTATAGCAATATGTAGAACACCTTATGCAGTATGGAATAGAGATAATAAAAATGCGATAAGTTCTGATACAGCTAAATATGATGAAAATTCAAAGAGATATTCTTCAGTATATAGAAATTATGCTGATTTAATAGATTTAAGATGTAAACACTCATACTGTGAAGAAGAAAGACAAAAGAGAATAGCAACATATAAAGACATAATTCTTCGAGATGATGTATTAGGTTTAATCAATGGTGGAGAAAGTCAATAAAGGGGTGATGTAAAAAATGAAGATAGTATTTTATATGTATAAATTAAATGCTATCGGTGGTGTTGAATCATTTTTTTATTACCTAGCAAAAAAATATAAAAACTTTATAGTATATTATTCAGAAGGTAATGTAGAACAAATTAAAAGACTTGCTAAATTAGTTGAAGTAAGAAAATACACTAAACCTATAAAATGTGATATATTCTTTAGCAATTATAGATGTGATATTGAAGTTGAAGCTAAAGAAAAATATCATATTATACATTACGATCCATTAAATGTAAGTTTTCCTACATCTTATCAAGAAGGTTGGAAATACATAGGAGTTAGTAAAGTTGCTTGTAAAGGTTTTAAAGAAATAACAGGGCATGATATAGAATTAATATATAACCCAGTAGTAATAGATAAACCTAAAGTAAAAAAATTAGAAGGATTAAACCTTATTAGTGCAACAAGATTAACAAGTGAAAAAGGTGGAGATAGAATATGTAAGCTTGCTAGAGCATTAGATTTAGCAGGAATAAACTATCACTGGAAGATATATACAAATAAAAGATTCTTATGTAATAGTAAAAATGTAGAAGTATTACCACAACAATTAGATTTAAGAAAAGAAGTTGCTGAAAGTAGTTATTTAGTACAACTATCAAGTTGTGAAAGTTTTGGTCTATCAGTATGTGAAAGTTTAATATTAGGAACACCAGTTATAGTAACTGACTTAGAAGCATTTCATGAAATAGGTGTTAATAATGAGAACGGCATTTTTATCGACTTAGAGATGAAAAATATACCGATAGATGAAATACTAAAAGGTAAAGAAAAGTTTGCTTATAAGCCACCAAAAGACCATTGGGAGAAGTATTTAAGTAAAGAAGGAACTTATAACCCTGATGAAATAATAAAAGTAAAATCATTATGTAGATTACATTTACAAAAAGAAGATTTACACTTAAAACCAGGACATGAAGCAGAAGTTACAAAAGAAAGAGCTAGTGAACTAGAATGTTTAGGATATGTTAGTGTAATTTGAAAATTCCTTAAAAATGTGTTATTATTTAGATAATACAAGGAGTGTAATATGAAAATAATTAAGGTAAATTTAAACGAAGAAAGCGGAGAAATAAAAAATAATATAACTATTCTTCCGATAGCAGATGTTCATTTAGGAGATGACTTATGCAATTTAAAACTATTTAAAGAAGCATTAGAGAGAATTAAGAACGAACCTAATACATATACTATAATCAATGGAGATTTATGTAATATGGCACTTAAGAACTCTAAATCTGATGTATATGGTCAAAGTTTATCTCCAATGGAACAAGTAATAACAATGGTAAACTATTTAGAACCTATTAAAGATAAAATATTAGTAATAGGAACAGGAAATCATGAAGATAGAACACAAAAAGAAACCAATATAGATGTAACTCGTTTAATAGCAAGAGAATTAGGAATAGAAGAAAGATATGCAAATGAGTGGTGGTATTTATATTTAAGTATAGGAGCTGAAAAGAAAAGACCTAAAGTACCTATCACTTATGCAATAACAGGAGTACATGGTTTTGGTGGCGGTCGTAAAAGTGGTGGCAAGATAAACAACCTAGAAAGTATGAGTAATGTAGTAATTGCTGATTTATATATAATGTCCCATACTCATAAACCAATGAGTACAAAAGGTTGTATATATTTACCATATTATCAAAGTAAAGCAATAACAAAACAAGAAATGTATTATTTAATGACTAATTCTTTTTTAGAGAGTAGTGGTGGTTATGCTGAGAAAATGGGATTCCCACCTGCTAATACAAGTTTAACTGAGGCACAACTAGATGGAACTAAAAAGAAAATAAAGGTGTTGCTATGAAACTAGATCTAAATAATTTAATTGAAAAAGTAACAAAATTAAAACAAGAAAATAAAAGATTAAAGCAAGAGAATGAGTTATATAAAAAAATATATGTAAAAGAAACAAAAGATGTAGAATATGATTCAAATGGAGATAAAACAATAAAACAATATTTTGAAGATAAAGATTAAAGGTGGTGACAAAGGTGGCAAGTGTAGTACCAAATAGTGAGAAAACACAATTTCGAGCAGGTGAAGAACAGGTAAAAATAGCAAGACAAGGTGGAATAGCAAGTGGTAAAGTTAGACAAGAAAAAGCAACTATGAAAAAAACACTTGAAATGTTGCTTGATACTGTTCCAAAGAGTGAATGTAATCCTGAAGGGAAAACATTTAGAGAACTTACAACTGAAGGACTAATGATAGGAGCTACACAAGGTAAAGCAGAGAATTATAAACTTATGCTCCAATTATTAGGAGAAATGGAAAACGATATTTCAACAACTACTCCAGAAGTTAAAATTGAAATAGTAGACCACTCTAATCTTGAAAAGCAAATGTATGAAGAAAAAGACATTTAATTTATTAGAAAAACCACCTACAACAAATAAAGAAAAACGAATAGGAGATATATGGTTTGCAAAAGTACCATATCACGAAAAAGGTAATTATTATAAACCTAGACCAGTATTGATATATGCTTATGATAATGAAAAATATATTTGTAGAAAAATAACAACAAAACCAAAAGGTAAACCTATACAATTTAAAAATTCAAAACCTAGTTATGTAAGTAAATACGATATTATACTTAAAGAAGAAATGTTTTACCATTTGATTCAAAGGGGAGTTGAATATGAAAAATACCTATAAAATAATATTTGATTATAAGTTTTCAAATTGGAACGAGATAATAGGAGCAAATAGAGCTAATAAATTCTTAGGTGCAGTACTTAAAAAAAGAGAAATGGAAGTAGCAATGAGTTTTCTTGAAAATGTACCTAATATAGATAACTACCCTATAGCAATAAATTGTATATGGCATTGTAAGAATATGAATCAAGATCTAGACAATAAAAGCCTTAAACCTATCCTAGATGGTATGCAAAAGATGGGAATACTAGAAAATGATAATATAAAACATATAGAGTGTATAACACATAAAGCAGTAAAGTCTGATAAAGATTACTTAGAAATGGAGATAGTATGGAATTCGTAAAAGTTGGAAAAAATTATTTAATAAAAAATGGAAACGGAAGAATCGTAAGTGAAAAAGAAAAACTAGAACTAGAAAATAAAGAATTAGTACTAGAAGATATAAAAAGTCCAGGATGTGCTGGAACAATTACAAAAAAGATTTCAAAGAATAAAAAAAGAATAAAAGAATTAACTGCACTAGAAGAAAAGGTGCAAGATGAAGATAACAAAGAAACAAGCGAATCTATTTAATGATATAATAAGCCCTGATGTACCTGAATTAAGCGTACTAGGGAGCACACAAAGTGGTAAGACATATATTATATGCCAAGCACTGATACAATATGCTCAAAACTTAAATAAATGGGAAATGGAGCAAAGAAAAAACAAAGATTATATACCAAGAGATTATTATGGTGGAATAATAGGTTGGACTACTGATACATTAAAAGGTAATATAGTAGAAAACATAGAGAATATATTAACAAATGAATATCACTTTACAAATGGTAAAGAATATATACTAAAATTTGGGACAGGTGAAAAATATTTAGAAATATATGGAATTAAGTTTTTCTTCTTTGGTTTTAATACTTATTTAGCATTTAATAAAATTTTAGGTAAACCATTAGTGTTTGTATGGATAGATGAATCAGCAAGAATATATAGTTCTCCTTCATTAAGAGAAACATATGATGAAATAGATGGTAGAATGATGTCTTTTGCAGGACACCCTTATTTCAAGAAAATTGAAAGCTACAATGTTGAAGGCGGGCAAAATCATCCATTTAAAAAGAAATACATAGATAATAGAGATAATAAGAAATATATCTTTTATCCATATGATAACCCTACAATAGATACTGAAGAAAAAATGAGAAAAGTAGTTGAGATATTTCCTAAAGGTAATTTAAGAGACCAAAAATTATATTGTAAATGGGTAACTGCTGAAGGTAGAGTATTCACTCATATACCTACTATATCAGAAGAAGATTTTAAAAGAGATTATATAATAAGAGAAATAGGAATAGGTTGTGACTATGGTTCGGTAAACCCTACAACATTTTGCGGACTTGCACTGTGTCAAAATACAGCAAATGGTAATTGGGAGTTAGTTCTGATAGATAATTACTACCACGATCCAAAGTTTGAAAACGATACACCTACAACTGAATACTATTCAAGTCAGTTAAAACAATTTATAGACTACTTGCATGATAAATATAAATATGTACCAGTTAACACATTAACAATAGATAGTGAAGCTTCACACTTTTGTAATAGACTTGAAGTTGATGGCATACGATATGAAAAAGCAAAAAAGAATAATATGAGTGTAGATGAATCAGTACAACTTATGCAAAGTTTATTTTATAAAGGAATATTAAAAGTATTAGATGTAAAATCAATAAGATATTTTCAAAATGAACCAGTGTTTAGAGAAATAAATGTTGGGCTTGATGAATTAGAAACATATCACTATGATAAATTAAAGAGTGAAACATTAGGAGTAAATACCTATGTAAAAGATTACGATCATTATGTCGATGGAAGCAGATATATTATAATGGAATTTAGACTAAGTGGAAGATGTCCAGTAGTATAGGAGTAATATGGTAATTAAATGTAAGAAAACAAAAAGATTTTTATGTAAAACAAATTATGATGAAATAGTTGCACTTCTTGAAAAAAATAATGTTCAATTAGATAAACCACTAGAGTTAGTAATACCTTGTAAATGTTGCAAAACAAGTGAGATTTATCATATTTATAAAGACCATTATGTATTTAAAGGGAACGATACAAAAGAATAATCGTTTCTTTTTTTTGACAAATAAACTGAAAAATGCAAAAAAATCAGTGTAATTGTAAACTTTTTGTTGACATTATAAAAAAATAGAGTTATATTATTATCGTAGAAGTGCAGTGTGTTTGGACTTTAAGTCGCAAACTGAAGCATAAGGAAATAAAAAACCTTATGCTTTTTTTGTTAGGAGATAACAATGATTAAAACTAAATTAAGAAGATTAGTTAGAGAAATAAAAAAATATATAAAGAATAAAAAGGATCGTTGGACTTTATACTTGTACTACGATGGCATATTAGTTAAAACATTAAAGATAGATAAGGATGAAGCACCAGCAGACCAAACATACTGCATAACAATTAGAAATAGAAATTTATACAAAGGAAAAGTAAGTGTGATAGTTAGACCAATTCGATTATTAAAAAACGATGAAAAACATCAAAAAACATATTGGGGAGTATCACACGAGCTTGGTGTAGGAATAGGAGAATAAAATGAAAGGAACATTAAGACATTTTAACCCCCTTCAAGCACCTTATATTCAAGTTATAGTAAAGACTACAAGTCCTGGAAAAACAAACGGGAAACCAAACATAAAAGAAGAAAATAAATATGTTTTAGCACCTAGTGCAAAAAAAATAGGAACATATATAAAGAATCAATTATTTGGTAGTGATTTACTAACTCAAACAGATGGTTTAGACATAAATTGGTTAACACCAACATTGAGTAAAGCACTAGAATTAAGTGTGTATGAAAGAGAAAGTTTTGTTTATATTCACTTATTAGATGATAAGGTATATCTTGAGTGTATAAATAAATGTGATATTCATAATCTAGTACAAGAATATGATATTATAAAGTCTTGTGATATTATTCAAGATTTTAAAACTGATAAGTTCGATTATTCATTAAAAAGACATATAGAACTTAAAAATGGAACTACTGAATTAACATTTATAGCATACAAAAAAGATAGTGAAAAAGAAGAATACTATGAAATATCAATAAACGAATTCAACAGTGTATTCGATACTAATTATAAGAGATTCTACTTACTACCTTATGAAGTATTAGTAAATATAGATATAGGTCAAGACTTCTTCAAAGACAGTGAAAAATTCATCAATGAAGAAATGGAAGTATATAATACTTTATGTGAAGAAGTTGAAAAAACAAAAACAAGAATAGTAACAAGTCAACATTATCAAACAAATGACATTTATGGTAAATGGACACCAATAAATAATATGTATGATATTAAATCAGTTGGAGTAAATGGTATTGCTGATTTATTTACATTATTACCTGGAGATAAAGAACATCAAATATTTGATTTCTTACAAGGTAATTTAAGACAAAATGATTATATAGATATTTTCAAATTTTGTGATTATCAAATAATTCAAATGGCAAATCTAAGTCCTGCAAGTTTTGGCTATGAAAAAGACAAATATCAAAATGTAGCAAGTGTAGATTTATCAATGAATACAACTGAGATGACTATTGAAGCTATTAAAAAGCAAATAGAGCCACAAATTAATAAATTAATAGAAAATATTATAAAACTACAAGAAGCCAAAAAAATATCAGTTAATAAAATACCTAACGATATTCAATGGGACTATGGTAACAATGAAAAACTTGATGATGATAAGAAGATTAAAACATTAAAACAAGTTGAAAGTGTTATTGATATACCATATCCAACTAGAGCAAAAATTGTAGCACCTATTATTAACAAGTTAATAAATGAAGATGTATCAAGTGATAGTCTAGTTAAAGAATACGATAAAGAGAAGAAAGATTTAAAAATAAGTTATGAAGAATTCTAGTTTTATATCAGATAGTGTGTTTGAATTGAGTTTGTATTATACACAAAAGCAAAATAAAACAAAAAGATTATTTTTTAAATGTTTAGATCAAAATAAAGATGAAGAATATTTTAAAAAAGAATTAAGAAAAATATGGGGAACTGATGAAGAAAAATACATCGCAAAACAAATAACCCTATTTAGAGAACAACTCCATAAAGAACACACTTCTACAAAACTAGGAACTATCACTATTGCAGGTTTAGGAATAACTAAACAATTGATAGATAAAACAAATCAACAATTTATAGAGAAAAAAATAAGAGAATATTCAGTTAGACATGATAGTCCATTATTAAAAACTGATAAACAAGATTATTTAAAGAAATTAGTACCTAAATATACAAATGATACTAAAGGTTATTATTCACAAGGAAAACTAGTAAGGAATGTAAGTCCAAGAACATATAATTCAATGGTATATAATACAACACTTACTAGAAATGGTTGGATACAAACATTAAACGATGGTGCTGATTTAAACCAAGAGTTTTATTATATACCTGCTCACAATTTCAGTTGTCCTCATTGTGCAGAACATCAAGAAATACCAATGACAAGAGAAGAATGTATAAGTATATTAGGAACATCTGATGAAGGAGAAACTGAACTACTCCACCCTAATTGTAAATGTGTGTTAGCATTTTACGAAGGGCAAAATTTAAAACAAATAAATTTAGGACAAGTTGAAGAAGAATATGCAATAAGACAAAAGGTTAATTCCTTAACGCTTTCTAAAAGTGAAATATTAAGTGATATAAAGATACAAAAGTCTTTAGGTAATCAAGATAGTGTCGATAAATTAAATGCTCGTAGAAACCAAATAAATAAGGAAATACGAGAACAAAAATCAAAGCTCGACACAAGAGAAAAACAAATTCAAGTTGAAGCAATAAAAAGAATTTGGAGATAAATGCTACTTTTATTAGTAGCAAGTAGTAATCGACTTAGGTTGATTCCTACTTGGTGCTAATAACACCAATGCACTTCTAAATAGTCGACAAATAGAAGGAGAAAAGTATGGATATTACAAAATATCTAAAAAACAAGGATATTCAAGTGTCCGCTGATGATTTTGACATCGAAAAACTTGAAAAAGACATTAGAAAAGGTTATGTATCTAGTGATGAAGTAGACAAAGCAAGAAAGACAGCCTTAGATGAAAGTAAAAAGTCTTATAGTGAACTAGAAGATAAGTACACTAAACTACAAAATTCTTACAATGATATTGAAGCTAGAAATACACAATTTGCATCTAATGAGAAAAATTTAAAACTACAAATTGAAATGGTTGAACAAGGTTTTAAGAAAGAACAATTTGAAGAAATTGGTGCTTTAAGAAATTCTTTATTCAAAGACGAGCAAGATGATTCAAAAGCAATTAGTATGATTAAAGAAAAGTATAAAAACACATACTTTCCTGAAACTACTGTTGAAGTACCAAGAGAAAGTAGTTTTGAAACATCTTCTAAACCAAAAGAAGAAATTAAGGTTAATAGAAATACAAGTATAAGTAATTTAATAATTAAATAGAAGGAGATATTATGAACTATACACAAGTTAATTTAGATTTACAAGGTGTAGCAAAAAGAATTTATGCTAGTTTACTTTATAACTCACAATTCTATAAAATGCTAAACCCTAACTATATTGGAGAATTAAGACAAAGTGGAACTCCAATGATCGAAGTAATTAAATCTACTAACACTCAAGTTAATGTTAGAGAAACTAAAGAAATTACTTCAGCTTTAACACCTGCTTTACAAGGTTATTCATCAATTAAGGTTGATTTAACTGAATTACCTATGGACTATTCAGTAAGAATTCCAGTATTAGTAGCAGGTTCAAACATTTTAAATACTATCGAAGATGCTATGGATAAGAAAGACCAAGCAGTTGCTAAAGCAATCGATACTTATGGTTTTGGAAAATTAGCTACTAACGTAACTGCAGAAAGAAAATTTGACCCATCAACTGATGCTGAATACATTGGAGAATTAAATGCTATTAAAGCAGTATTATTCAACAAAAATGTATATGATGATTATAGATTAGCATTATCTGCAACTGAATATGCTAAGTTAGTTTCAGCAATTACTTCAGTAATTAAATTTGAAACTGCTGTAGGTGTAAAAGGTGTAGATATGGGTACTGTTGCTGAAGCATACGGAATTCAAATCTTCCCAGTTAATGATTCAGTTCTAGGAGATGCTAAAGGTTATGCATTTAACCCAAGAGCAGTAGTTGGAGATTCATTCTTCGATTCAATGCAATTATTCAATGGAAATTATCCAGGATTCCCAGGATACTTCGTTATTGAATCTAACATCTTATTCGGTGCTGAAATCGTTGAACAAGACGCAATTATCAAATTAGTTGAAGAAGTATCAGCATAATTGAAAGGGGTGTCGTTATATGACATTCTTTACAAAAGAAGAATTTGAAAACAAGTATAATCTAGAAGTCGAAGAATGGCAAATAGAAAATGCTTGTGAAATGATATATTCTCAAGTTGGTTTGAGATATAGAGAACAATGGAACGAAACAAATGTTCCAAGTCCAATTAAAAATGCAAGTATGGAACAATTAAGATTTATGCTAGAATACGATATTCCTAGTTTAGACTTTAAAGGTAAACTCGAAGCAGGTGCTATGAAAAGTGAATTAAAAACTGATTATAGTACACTTGCTTTGAGAATACTTGCTAATAATGGTTATTTATATCGTGGTAACCCTATAAATAGTAATATGAATATAAATATACCTTTTAATTAAAATGTTTCTTACAAATGGTTTAAATGCTATTCTAGTACAAAGAAATCGTGGGACTGATAGTTTCTATGATGATGAAGATACTAGAGAAAAGAAAATAAAGGTTTGTCCTTATAATCACGATCAAGTAGTAAGGTTTGGAATAGATACTACTGATGCTGGTAAAGGTTATTTCATAGTAAAAAGAGATACACCTGTAAGAGAAGGCGACCAATTAAAGTTTAGGGGACATACATATTCTATTTTAGAAGTTCATGATTGTTGGTTATGGAATAAAGTTGCAAATATCATATTAGTTGTAAAATGAATATAGAATTCAAAGTACTAAAAGGTATACCAGAAAAACAAATAAATAAATTCCAAGATAGGACAATTTACAATACAGCAGTTTTTACTAGAGAAGAAACAAAAGCATTAAATGCTTATCCAGTAAGAACAGGAGAGCTAAAAAGACAAGAAATAGCACAACAAATAATTGGAAATAATAAAGAATACGGGTTGGGTAGCGGTGTCGATTATGCTCATCGTGTTTATAAATATGAAAATGTAAATTGGACTAATAAAAGTACTCTACCACACTGGTATGACTCAGTTCTTAATAAACAAGGTAAAACAATTCTTACAAATGCAGTTAATAGAGCATTAAAGGAGATAAAATGAATAATAATGATATAAAGAACAAATTAAATGTTCTATGTGACTTTATTTCAGACCTAACCAGTTATAAGGTTAAACCTGAATATTCGACTAGCAATGATAAAAATGAGAAAGTTATAGTAATACAAGAACAAAGTGGAGAAAAAATAGTTTTCTTCAATAACACACCAATGTTTAATTACTATAATGTTGAAATATTTGCAAATTCAATTAGAGAAGCAAGAGAAACATCCATTTTAATTGGCAATCTAATTGGTACAAATAATTATTTTAATTGGAACAGCCAAAAATGGCAAATAATTGTAAAACAATTTAGCAACCCTAGAACTATAATGTATGATGATATTCGTAGAGTTTCGTACACTACAACATTACAATGTATAGTAAATAGGATAGCATAGAAAGGTAAAAAATATGAATTGGTTTTTAGATAATAGAGAACTTATTAAACATTTAGCAATTAACACTGGTACATCAGCAAACCCAGTATATAAAACTTTATGTACTCTTAGTGATGTCAAATTAAACTCTGAGCTAGAGGAAAAAGATTTCTATGTATATTGTGATGCTATTAAGAGAAAGATCGTTACTGGTGCTGAAGTTTCATTAGAAGGAACTTTAAAACTAGATGTTAACAACGAAGGAGATATTGCTTTACTAGATAAAGCTCACACTTTAATATCTAGTGGAGAAATTGCTCAATTCTCAAATGTAGGTATTCGTTTCGATTTACTTTCAGGAGTAGAAAATGGAGTACTTGAATACACTACTTATACAGCTAATGTTACTTTATCATTAAGTGATATTGGTGGAAATGCAGAAGATGAAGCAGGTATTAGTTTTACAATGTCTTTCATTGGTACTGCTACTGAAGTTGCTTCTGCTTAATCTTTAAAGAAGTAGGAGTATTCCTACTTTTTTTAATAGAAAGGATAATAATATGAATAATGCAGAAGTTTTAATAAAATTTAAAGCAAGTGGAACTGAAGATGTAGAAAAAAAATCTAAGAATGTTGCAAATACTTTAAAGAAAGCAGGTCAAGATCTAGCAATAGTTAGTGTTGCAGCAGGTGGTGCAATAGCAGGAATTGCTAAAGTTGGTACTGAATTCGAAAAATCAATGTCAAATGTTCAAGCAATTTCAGGTGCTACTGCTGATGATATGAAACAACTTGAAAACAAAGCAAGAGAAATGGGTAAACAAACTATTTTTAGTGCTAGTGAAAGTGCTGATGCGTTAAGTTATATGGCACTTGCAGGTTGGAAAACTAAAGATATGTTAGATGGTTTACCTGGTATATTAAATTTAGCAAGTGCAGGTAATACTGATTTAGCAACTACAAGTGATATAGTAACTGATGCTTTAACTGCTTTTGGTAAAACTGCTGAAGATAGCACAAAACTTGCTGATATTATGGCAGCAACAATGGCAAATTCTAACACTAATATTGAAATGTTAGGAAGTTCATTTAAGTATATTGCTTCACTTGCTGGTGCTATGAATTATACTATGGAAGATACTTCTCTTGCATTAGGTTTAATGGCAAATAGTGGTATCAAAGCAGACCAAGCAGGTACATCTTTAAGAATGATGTTTACTAGACTTGCTAGTCCTCCTGATAGTTGTGCTACTGCTATGGAAAAATTAGGTATAACTTTAACTGATAGCACAGGTAAGATGAAACCTATGCGAGATGTTATACAAGATTTAAGAAAATCATTTAGTGGTTTAAATGAAGAACAAAAAGCGGAATATGCTAGTGCTATTGCTGGTAAAAATGCTTTAAGTGGTATGCTTGCTTTAGTAAATAGTACTGATGAAGATTTTAATAAATTAGCAGGTGCTATTGATAACTCAAGTGGTTCAGCACAACAAATGGCGGATATTATGAATCAGTCTACATCTAATCAATTAAAGATTATGTGGAGTGAAGTACAAGAGTTGGGACTACAACTTGCTGAAAGTTTACTCCCAGTAGTTAAAGGTTTGATAGGTGCTATGACTAGTGTAGCACAATGGTTGCAAACACTTAACCCAGGAGTTAAAAATACTATTTTAGTAGTTTTAGGACTAGTTGCAGGACTTACACCTGTATTATTATTGGTTGCTAAGATAATCACTGCTATACAGGTAGTTATTCCTATTATAACAGCGGTTGGTGGTGCTATTGGTTTCTTAATGAACCCTATTACTCTTATTATAGGTGGTATTGGTTTATTGATAGGTGCTTTTGCATGGTTATGGAATCATTGTGAAGCATTTAGAAACTTTTGGATAAATATATGGGAAAACATAAAAATGAAATTTGAAGTAACTGTTGAAAAAATAAAAATGTTTTTCAGAGATCTAGTAAATTTCTTTACTGGAATACCTGGAGAAGTTAAAGAAATCGGAAGTAATATGATTAAAGGACTTATCGATGGTGTAAATGGTATGAAAGACAAAGCAGTAGGTGCTGTTAAAAATGTAGGTAAAAACCTTTTAAATGGGATGAAGAATGTTCTAGGAATACACTCACCTAGTAAAGAGTTTGGAATCATAGGTAAATTCTCAGTTCTCGGTTATACTGAAGCTTTAGATGATATGAGTGGTGAAGTCGATAAAGCAATAAATAGCACTTTTGGTTTATCTCCAAACTTAACAAATTCAGCAAGTTTACATTATAGCCCTAATGTAATAGTTAATAATAATGTAGATATTAGTCAAGATCCATTAGGACAAATGGTTAGTAATATAAAATCATTTAGTGGTGGTGCTAAAAATGACTATAACTTTGGGATGGGGAACTGATTATGATTAAAGTATATATAAATGATGAAGAAGTAGTATGCAATAAATCATTTAAAATAAGTGAAGAATTTCTTTCTACTTCTTCTACTATTCTTAATAATGTATACCCTGCAAGTTGGGAAAATGACAAAGACTATGTAAGTAGATTTTATTTACCTAAAGACTTTTCAAAATGTGAAATATATAATGATGATACTTTAATATTTGAAGGTGTAGTAAGAAACACAGGAAATATTAGTTTAAACCCTAGAGAACCTAAATATTGTAGTTTACAAATATTAAGTTATAAATGCTTATTAAGTGAAGGTAAATGTTTAAACTTTGTTATTGATAATAAAACTATATCAGAAGCAATACAAATGGTTGTAGATGATATACAAGATTATGGTTTTGAAGTAGGTACAATAGATATAGCAAGTGCTAACGATATAATAGGTGCTTATTCAACACAAGATAAAACTGCTTATGATGTTCTTCAATATTTAAGTGAAATAGCAAATTGTAAATGGTTTGTCAAAAGAGTTGGAAATAATTTATCAATAAACTTTTATGATAAAGATAAAATACCTCAAGCAAGTGATATAGAATATACACCAGAATATTGGGAAGAAAACAACATAGTAGATATGACTTATAGTTTCAATACTAAAGATTATCGTAATTCACAAGTAATAACTTCAAGTGGAGTTATGTCAAGTGCTATAAATAGTGAAGTATTTATTTATAATGGAACTGATACAAATATAGAAACTGATTTAAAAGTAGGTAAAATTGAAAGAATAGAAGTAAATGATATTCAAGCAATAGTAGGAACTGATACTGATAAAGAACTTGGAATTGATTGTGATTTTTATTATACAACTGGAAGTAATCGAATAGAAATAAATGATTCACTTGCATTAAACGATAAAATAGAAGTTGTATATTATCCATTTGTAAAAGGTAGACAATTAATAGAAAATACTAACGAAATAAATCGTATAACTGATTTAATAGATAGAAATGGTAGAATATCACGATATGAAAATAGAAATGATATATCTTCTAATGAAGAACTAAATAAAATTGCTAGATGCTATTTAGATTTTAAAGGTAAAGCTGAAGTTCAATTAAAAATTAAAACATTAAATATTGATATTTTAAATATAGGACAACAAGTTAATTTCAATGCACCAATAGAAGATATACAAGGTAATTATTTAGTTAAGAGTAAAGAAATAGAAATAACTAAAACTGGTAACTATGGAAATGTATTCTATACATATACATTAACAAATACATATAATGGAGAACAAGCAATAAATTATTTTGATAATCAAAGAAGAAAAAGTGAAGGAAATTTAGACAAAGGACAATTTATAACAAGATATATAGATTATAATGAAGAAGTTAATTTAATTTTTGATAATTTTAAAATAACTAAATCTGAAGAACCTGAATTAGATGCAGAATTGGACTTAGAATTATAGGTGGTTAAATGACAAACGAATTTAAAGATATATTATTAAAGTGGGTTAGTAATTGGACACCTACTGCTTCGACAAAAAGATATGATACATTTATGAGTGAATACGATACAAATAGTCTTATCTTTGAAGATTACGACAATGATGCAATGATAAAATGTGCTAAACAAATTGTTTCTCCTAATAATACAGGTGTAATGTGGACTATTTTAGTTCTATATAGTGATACACTACATAAAGGTAGATTTGTTATTCTAGATGAAGAAAATAATATAATAACTACTTTAGATAAATATGAAAGTAATACTGATATAGGTTGCTATTATGGAATTGATTTAGATGATAAAGGTAGACTTTACGGAATAGAATATCTTGAAAGTGAAAGTCGAGTAAGATTTATTATACTTAATAATATTGCTATTCCTAGAGGAACAACATATTACGCAGATATTAGAAAAACATATAATATTCCTACTCTAAATTCACACGCACCTATTCAAAGAACTTACGCAATTGCTGAAATAGTAAAATGTAATAATACTTCTAAATATGGAATACTTATTTATTACAATAAAAGTGGTATAGGTAGTGAGGGAAATTTCTATACATTTGAAATAGATGTAGAAAATGGTAACACTTGGAAAGAACAAATAGTAGTTAGCCCATTATGGAAAATACAAAAACCTTATATATCTTACGATAGTGATAATCTATTTACTGCTAAAATAGCAAGATATAGTAGTGACGTTAATACTTCAATGCTTAATTCAACTATTACAGAAGATCAAAACGGATTAACTAATACTGATAATGTAATTACAACAACCAATACAAATGGTTTAAATGCTTTAGAAACAAGCGATTTATATTGGATTGATAGTGATACTATATTAGTTCCTTTTAAAGACGGAAACTTAAATAAATTATATTTACAATCATTAAATATTACAAACGAAACAGCATTTACTAAAAGATATGAAGAAGATTATTACACTAATGAGTGCCAAGTAGCATTTACAAAAGCAAATAATTATATTTATATGTATGCTGTTGGACGTAATTATAGAATGAGTGAAGAAGACGAATTTACTGAGGGATTTAAACAAAGTGTATATCATATATTTAATCCATTATTTGATATATCGCCTTTTGAAGCAAATATAGAAGAATTTGTTATACAAGAACAAACAACACACGCATTGATACCAAATTGGATTGAATTAAGTTATTTTCTAGTACAAAATCAATATAATTTATATAATTATGTAATAGGCTCAATAACAAGTGGCAGCTTATCAAATAATATCGTTCAAGAAGTATATAACGAAAATAATTATAATAGTGATAGTAGAATAGGTCTTGATAGTTTAAACGGA